ATGTTTCCAGGTCCATATCGTCTACCAGCGGCGCTATTGGCGTTGCCAGTCTTGCTAGTACGCTCTCGTTGTGCTGCCACACGTCCCCTGGCAGCACTTCCTCACACATGATCGGTATTAGCTCACTCGCGTCAAACGCTTGTTTTCTCGTTTGACGCATCGCGAATTTGCTCCGCGGTATATCCGCGCGAGGAACGGTTGCGAAGTTGTGTTGTGTTGCTGTTTTGTTTCTTAACATTTCGTTATCTCCTTATGGCTTGACAAGCCTCTTTTCTGCTCTTACTCTTCTCTTCGTTCTCCACAGGTTTTCCCCTTCAGGGGGAAACCTTGTGGAAAACGTCTCTTTATGCGTTTGACGAGCGCCAAAGGCGCACGTCGTCAAACGCTCTTGCTCTTACTCTTAACGCGTGCGTGCGCGTTTCGCGCGCGCGCGCGATTCTGCTCCTGAGTTTGCGGGTCTGCCTCCGCTCTTATCTTTCTTTGTTCTTTTATCTCTCTCATTTTTTTTTCATCAACTTCGTTGAGCCACCGATCATATGCTTTTGGTGGTTTCTGCGGTCTTCCGTTTATCACGACGTGATCGTGATCTATGACTCCTTTTTTCCAGGCGTCCCACCAATCCTTTCCTATGTTTCTGCTCATGAACGCCCTCGGCTGTTCTAGTTTTATGAGTTCTCCGGTTACCGGATCAATACGAACGTATTGTTGTTTCGCTTTCAGTTTCTTTGTTATGTAGCTCGCGGTATAGCGAGCGGTTTCGAATGTCAGCGCTCCTACGCTGACTTGCCCTAGCCCCCAGGCTTTCTCCAACTCTGGATGTGTCCAGAGTGGTTTATCTCCTCCTCTCATTACGATTCGGCCCTCTACGAAGTCATGGCCGAATATTGCCGCATGGTAATGCGGCCTCTGTGTTTTATCTCCGTACTCTCCGACGGCGTAGTATTTGAGCGATCCCGTCGATTTCCTTAAGCGTTTCCAGAATTTCACGAGGTCCTGGTAGTCCAGGCTTCCGTGCTCCGGTATGTTTTCGTCGCTGTATGTCAGCGTTAGGAACGCGTTTTCTTCCCATTGTTTGCTCTCGTGGGCGATCCTGATTGCCCACTGTCTGGCTGTTTCGTTCCTGCACAAGATGCAGGTCCCACATGGCACGTCGAGTGCCTCCCAGGTTGTTGCCCTCCTGTTCGGGTTCGGGGGATTGAAGAGGATAGGGCCGCCAGTGGCGGCCCTATAAGCCCGTATGGGCGCCTCGCATGGCATTGGCTTATAGCCTGATGCCCCCCCGCATTACGAACGCGGGGCTGTTGATTGCCTTGCCTCGATTTCTGGCTTTGTTGAACTTGCGGCCGTGCCTTTTGCCGCCCATATGCCTTCTTTTCATAACGGGTATGCCTCCTTATGGCTTTTCTGGTATTGACTCCACGCGCAGATTATGCACGTGGAGTCGTTTTGGACCATCTCCTTCTTGGTTAAGATGGTCCTGGTGACACCATCTGCCTAAGCAGTGGTTCACCCCCTTTCCAGTCTCACGTTTTGAGACTGTCCAGGATTTGCTTACAGTCTTCCACTTGTCTCGTTAAACGAGCTACGGACTGTTTATGGAGGGTTTTCAGAAGGCGCTGGTTGGGTACCGGCTGTCTCTGAAGCCCGCTCAATCGGCCTCTGGCTGCCGTTAAGAGGCCCTCCCACCTTGTGATCTCGCTTTTCCTGTCCCGTTGGTCTGACGAGGCTGCTGGCGTCTGCGATGAGGTACTTGTCGGGGACAATTTCGCCCGCTTCCGTGACGTGTCCAATGCACCAGATTTCGAAGTGGTGCGGGGCTTTGCTGATTGCACTGTTTTCCTCCTGGTTGTTTACCGCGTTGGCGATTCCTCCTAATACGTCTTTGTCCGTTTGCGCCGCAAACGGTGTCATGTAGTAGTCGATGAGCTTGTCTCTGAGCGCATATATCTTCACGTCTTTGTTTCCTCTTTTTTGGGTTCTTCCGGTTTCATGATCTTGTTCCATGCCTCTGGCGTCAAGCCCAGGAGTTCTTCCACCTCGAGGTGTTGAAGTTTTTCCGGAAGCTCTCTCCTGAGTTTTGCTACCTCTCTTGATCGTTCGATCATGCTTCGCAGGTCTGTCGGGAATTCCGTGAAGTCCTCATACATCGGATTCTCTGCCGGTCCTGTGGCCTGTCCTGTTTTCATGAATTGCTTTATGATTACGTTGATGTCCGTTTCCGCCGCTTGGCTTTGGTCCGTCATCGTTGGCTGGTTGTTTACGGTTCTGGCTCGTAGCCTGTTGATTGCGTAGCTCATGTTATTTTCCACTCATGATGAATTTGATCCACTGCCCTATGCTCATGACTGCCTTTGTTGCCGGTGATCCGGCTCCTACTGCCGCGAACCATTTCGCGATTGCTTGCTTTTCTGGTATGTCCAGCTTGGCTAGGATGATTTGCACCTCCTGCATGGTTACCTGCTTGTCGGCTATTTCCGCCGCTGCCTTTGCGCTGGCTACTTGGTAACCTTGCACCTGTGTTGCTACTTCTAGCTCTACTTGGCGTATTCGCTCATCCGTTGCTCGGATTCTGTTTGATATTTCAGCTGTGTCTCTTTCGATCTTTGCGCGCTCTGCTTCGCTCTCTCCTTTAAGCATTACGTTCCATTTGTTTCTGTAGAACGTCTCCGGGCCTCCGGTGAGGCCTCGTTCTTGGTTCATGTCCTCTGTGTTCTGCCGCTCCTGGGCGGCTTTCTCTTTGGCTATTGCCGCCTCGTAAATCATTTTCTGTGTACTTGCGGCCGCGAATGCTTTGTCTACTGCGGTGCTGACTCCTTTTCCCATTGCGTCTACCGGTTGTACGGTTGCCGCCGACACGTTCGGGGTTGATGCGCCTCCCTGGCTCACCCCTAGCATTGGGTTTATGCCTGCTGCCAGCATGTCTTTTGTTCCTCGTTGCCACGAGGTGTTGCTCATTCTCTCCTCCCAGTCCCTCTGCTCCCTCTGAAGCATGATGTTTGTTTTGTTGGCAGAGCTTTGCGCGCTGCTGCCGAATATTCCACCTAAGAGGGAGGATGCTATGCCCCCCAGTGCGCCTATTGCTGCCGGTCCCATGTGTTTCCCCTTAGAAGTGGTCGATCAGTCCCGGTACGCTGTACGTCGGCATGAGTCGAGCCACGTTGCTGGAGTGCAGAATGTCCATGATTATCTGCGCGCTCCACTGCTCGTTTGGTGCCGTTGCCAGCGCTCGAGCCAGTGTTTCTTGTGTCTTGTCCGTGATGAACGACGCATTGAGCGCCGGTTCCGCGCTGAATTCTTCTGACAGGTGCCACCAGTCCATTGGTGCGCTGTATGTGCTTCGCAGCACTCCCGTGATTTCATTTGGCGTATACCTCATTTCTGCCCAATGTTCCTGGTAGCCCCAGGTCGCCACGCTGGGCGCCCCGGTTGGGGTATAGATTTCCGTGGTGTTTACTGCCTGTTCTCCGAGCATTGCGAAGGCGGGGAAGTAGTAATCCAGACGCGCACTACGGTGCCAGTGTCGTCGTACTCCTTGCTGGTAGGTAGGTGTTGCCCGCACAGCGCACAGTCCAATGATGTATCCGTGTTCGACTGCCGCGTATGTAAACGTTCGCTTATGTCCGCTTGCATGCATTTCAGCGCCCAGGTTTCCAACAGCACTTGCAGTTGCACCAGGTTCTGCGTCGTAAGCAGCCGTTTGCGCAATTGGATTGACGATAATTGCAATTTTGCTCCCTCCGAGGTATTCCGGCCTCTGCATGCGGAAATCAGGTGACCTGACCCCCCAGTGGCTCATGAGTTGCTCTACATAGCGGGACCCTCCCCTTGCGTCTCTCTCTAGGAGTTTTTGGGTTTGGAAGGCCAGTCGCAAAGCATTGATAGTTGTTGACGTTGCTCCTGCGAGATCCGCATACAGATTGCTTGGATAGAGTCCTGCCCCTGGGCTGATTGCGGTTCCGCTGTTGACGGTTGTTCCTCCTGATGCTGCTGTTCCCAGGGCGATGCTGTTGGTTGGTGCGCCACCTGATGCACTTCCGAGCCATGCGAGGGGGTTTTGCGCTCCGGTGACTTGCGCGGTTGATGCTGTTTTGACTGGTGCATTTCCTACGAGTCCTATTGTTACGGCTGTTCCTTTCTGCGCCCAGGGCAGACTGCTGGTGAAGTAGTCGTGCCTTTTGTTGACCCTGAGTGGCATTTGATCCCATGCCACGCCTCCTTGTGTGATGTTCAGGGACGAGCTTCCTGTCGTCCATGGGTCTTGGAATACCCATTCCGTCTGTAGATTCTGGTCCCTGAACCATTCGTTATAGATGGTGAAGTAGCCCCATATGGGTAGTACGTTGAATTTTCCGTATGCACTTGATGCGAATGTGACTCCTGGTGGGAGTCCGAATTGGTCCATCACGCTTCCCGTGGCGATTGTGTAGTTTGGTGCGACATACATGAGCATGGTCGGCACGGTGAGTGCCGTGTCTACTCCTGTTATGAAGTCTTCCCAGTCTGGCCAGGTGATTCTGTTCGGTACGAAGAAGTACCATGTTTCCAGGTCCATATCGTCTACCAGCGGCGCTATTGGCGTTGCCAGTCTTGC